TCGCATGCTTTATTTGAGAAAATAGTATATTATAAAGATAGTGAAACACTAGCAATTACTTATAAATAAAAGATATTTTAAGTTGCATATAAAAGGAAGTTTACTCCAGTTATATTCCTCTTGTATGCTCTATATAATATAGAAAGGAAATATTATGTATTGTATATATTTAAAAAAAAGAAAAAATAAACCATTTTGTAAAATTTTAAATCGAGAAATAAAATTTGAAGAATGCTCTTGCTGTAATAATAAAATATTTCCAACTAGAAAAGAAAGACCAATTAATAATTTTCAAATCAAAAAAAGCACAAAATCTACGAAAAAAAGTGCATTTCTGGTGAAAAAATCTCCTAAAATGCCAAAAAAAGTGCAAAAATTAAAAAAACAGAGTTATAAACACCAAAAAGCAGATAGAAATAGATTCAGTATTATAACTAATGATTTGGAACATTGTATTTTATGTGGGGCAAAAAAAGATAACTTACACGAGGTGTTTTATGGGGCATACAGACACACTTCAATAAAATATGGTCTAGTTATTCCTTTATGTGAAAGACATCACACAAAAGGAGAATATGCTATACATCATGATAGAGAATTGGATTTAAAAATGAAATTTTTGGCACAAAGGATATTTGTTAGTAGGTACTCACTTGAATTATTCATAAAAGAATTTGGCATGGATTATATTGAAAAATATAAACAGTATTAACATTTTATTGACTTTTGTTTTAAAAAATGTTAAAGTATTTAACACTAATTAAATTATTTATGTTGCAAATTTTTTGCATTGTGTTATAATTTAGTTATAGCATAACAAAAAGTTATGCGGATGATATATGTCTATTTTTAAAAATATACAATTCATATGTATGAATTTGAATATTATTTAAATAAAATGGCATAATAAAAGAGGAATAAATCCTTTCCATGTAGGTGTTACTCCTCTAGTTGTTTTATTTTAAGACTGTAGCACACATCGCCAAGATGAGTGCCCTTTTTATTCCTTTTTGTCGAAAATCTTAGCTAGCAATGTCAAAATTACTATAAGAATTACAGTTTCTAGAGTCATCTAGATTCCTTCCCCAAAACCCCTAAGATTTACATCGAGATGCATTTATATCACTTCTCCTTGAAGGTTTTGTTAATAGTAAAACAAACTAGAAAAAAACACTCACTTTATTCCTCTGTCCATCATTATATAATAATTGTCTTATTATGTCAAATTAAAAAATGTAGCCTATTTGGTTACATTTTTTAATTGATTATATAAATTAGTAACTCCACCTAACCAATATTGATTTAAGCCAGTAGGATCATTATCAGCACCAACAGGACAATATTTCTTTTGAATTTTTTCTATTGTATCTAATCCAATATCAAAATAATTATTCTTTAAATTATTTAAAAACTTTTCTATTCCTTCGTCTAAAGAATTGTAATGAATTAATCCACTAGTACACATCATACCACCTACATTATTCTTTTCTCTGAATGCTTTAGACGTATAATTTCCAGTTTCCCATCTACTAATTGCAATAGAGATTAAAGTTTGTTCTTCGCTCATACCTATTTTTTTAGCTTTAGAGTGGATTTTGCAAGATACCTCATCAAATATACATTCTTCTTTCTTTTCTTCCTCTATTGCTAAATTTTGGGGGATTTCTGGTGTGTTTGTAATTGCTATTTTCTCAAATATACTTTCTTTGATTTGTTTAGGCCTATCAATATGAAATGTATCATATACACTCATACCAAAATTGATTACTAATAAATAAATTAATGCTACTTTTTGGATTCTTGGCATCATCATAAATAATTTTGCAATAATATTATTGAATCCTCTTATTAAAATATAACTAGCATAAACAAATCCAGTAATTAAGAAAGTCGTATTTCTTAATGATATTTTTAGTAATTTTCTTACTATCTTCCAAAATCCCATTTTTTTAATTTTTCTTTTCATTATATTCTTACGAGAATATCTTTTTACTCTTGTTTCCATTATAAAGATACCCTCTTTCCAAATCCTAATAACTTTTCTCCTGTATAAATAGGGACATAATTTTCGTTATTAGATTTATAATAATTAACCATTCCCCTTACTATTCTTTTTAAATTTTTCATTTGACTTTTTTAGATGAATATTTTATAATCATTAGTAGGAAAAGGATTACTCCTTTCCTACTATAATTACATTTTCATGTTTAGTGAAGATGTAACCGATTTTGGCTAATTCGTAGCACTCTGCTAAAAGTTAAACTACGAATTGGCTTTTTCTTTATTGTATTCATCTTTTCTCCTTTCTGTAAGATATGTTTCTTTCTTTATCTTACATACTAAGCATATCATATCTTCCGTAAGATGTCAATACTTTTTCTTGATTTTTTCCGTAAGATGTTGTAAAATGTTAATAGGAAGGTGATAATGTGGCTGAATTTGACCAAAATAAATATAAACAAGGATATAATAAAGAACATTATAAAAGAAAGGAACTGGTTTTCAGAAAAGAAGAATGGGATAACATTGAAAAAGTTTTAAAGGATAATGATACTTCTTTAAAACAAATAATATTAGATTATGTAAATAGAAAACAAAAAAAAGAGGAATAGCCAAATCAATGGTTATTCCTCTTTCTTTCTAATATTTTTTTATTTTCTCTTATAATATCCATTCTTCTATCATATTCTTCGTGATTATGTGTTTCTAAATAATGTAATTCTCTATGATTATCTGCTGATAATAAATAACTCTCTTCATATACAGTATGATGGCTATATTGGAAAGGTGGATCGTGGTGCAACTCTAATTTGTATTTTGCATATTTTTCCATGCTATACATATCCAACCTACCACATTTTAGAAACAACTGTTGCTTTACTTGTCTAGTATTAGGTCTCTTACTTTTTCCCATATTAATCTATACATATTCTAAATTTTGTCATAGGTACGCCTTTAATACCAGCATATCCATCTTGTCCATTTGTTTTTTGTAAATCAAATTGCCATGCATAGTTATTTACTTTATATTTAGCAAATTTATATGGTCTAATATTATCAGGTGTATAATACATAACCTCTATTGTATCAAGCACATCTTTATCATTTCCAGCATAACCATTTTTATAATCATTAACATTATAACCATCAACGAAAGCAAATTGTTTACCTGATACACTATGTCCTCTATATTTGATATATCCTTCATCAACTCTCATAGCAACATCGACAATTGGATCATCTAAAAGGCCAGCATAATCATTTAAATTTTTTACTTCTGGAAGCCACCCATAATTTTGAGTTTTAACTTTATAATAAACGTTAACCTCATTATCATTTGCAGTAACTGGTTGCGTAGAACTACCATTTAATTTTGTTTGAATCAAATTAAGAAATCTTTGCCATCCTTTATCCATAGTTCTATGAGGACAATACTTTTTATCAGGTGCATAATCATAATGCCTTTTTACTTTATCTATCCCCCAACCATATCTTTTAAGAATATTTACAATTAATTCAACTGCGTTTTCTTCCGCTTTATCGAATCTAGGTCCACCAGATTTTGAATAACATATCTCAATAGCAATAGTATTTCTATTTCCAAATCCATTGCCATCAGAAGCATGCCAACCATTTCTGTTTTCCTCTATACCTTGTACTGCTCTGTAATCATCTACCGCATAATGAAAAGATGTTTCGAAATCATTTCCTAGCATATAAGATATTTCTGCCATTGCTGATGCGTCATTATATGTATTATGTACTGTAATGCCCTGTGGTGTCATTCCGTATGGACATTTTAATCCAATTTTATTAGAAGGGCAATTAACTTTCGTCAGAATCATCTATATCACCCTTTCCATCAGTTTCACTACCAGAAAAGTCGTTTTCTTCTATATTCTTTTTATATAGTTCTTCATCAAATTCAACTTCTTCAATATTCATTATTCTTCCTCCCTACTAATTCCCTTTATAGCCCAAAATTGAGCTTCTTCTAATTTAGTAAAAGCAAGAGAAGTTTCTCTACTTCCCTTGCAATTATTTTCTAACCAATCATAAATATCAGAAAATATTTCCCTAACTTTGTCGATTCTTTCTTTTTGATTATTATTAATTTCATTAAATATTGCTCTATTATTCATAATTACTCACCATCCTTTTTATAGTTGTTTAATTTATCTGCTAATACTTTTGGCATAGCTAATCCTAACTTTTGACAGTTTTCTGCAATACTAACTAATTCCATGTAAATTACATATAGTCCTATAAAATAAAATATTGCTTTTATTCCAAAAGCAAATGATATAAGCATAGCTATTACTATATAGACTAATTCTGCTAATTTTTTACCAAGTCCATCTCTCATTTTAGAACTTGATACTTCATTTCTCTTCCAAGCATTATAATAGCCTGTTATTATATCTATTACCATTAGGATACATGGTAATAAAATTACCCAATAATTTTGAGTGAAATGTATTTCATTAAGTATCTCCATTACTCAGATACCTCACTTTCTTCTGCAGCCTCTGTAGAATCTTCTTCTACTGGTTCCTCAATTTGTACTTCCTCAACTGGAGTATTTTTTTCATCAATTTTTTCTTGAATTTCAATCATATCAATTTCTTCTAATACTCCTTTTTGAAACCAATTTGCTGCTGTTAACATTACCCAATAATCTGATTGGATTCCAATTGCTTTGATTAACCCTGTCTTTACAAAATTTCTTAAACTAAACATTATTCACCACCTCCAATCTCTAAAATTGCATTATTAATATTATCTAAGACTGTATTTAAATCTTTTACTGCTACTGACTTTGTTACTAAGGTTGCATTATTTTCATCATCAGATCCACAAGAAATAATTGTTGTTTCTCCATGTGATCTGGCATTATTATTTAAATTCTCTAATTGTTCGATTAACACTGTATCTGTAATTAATTCATCAACTGGTTCATTTAATAGATAAACCATTACTAATGGCTTTCCTGCATCATATAATTCTGCTAACCACTCATTTGCTTCAATCTGTGTTGTGAATGGTAAAATTACGTAAATATTTTGAGTTAGACCTTCCCACCAAACACCAGAATCATTATTATTAAATGCTATTGTGGCATCACCAGAAACTTCTTTTAAATAATTACAAAGAAGACTATTAATATTACCATTACCTAGTTTTATTGATTTATCTGTAATTGTCTTTAAGAAAAATCCTTTATTTTCAGCAGTAATTGTACTATGTGGATTTAATAAACGTTTGCCTGCTGTTCTACCATCAAAAATTAATTCATTAAAATACTTTTTCTTATACCAACTATTCAAAGTTAAATTTTCATTATAATATGGACTCCCTATTTCATTTTTAAATATGAAATCTTTATAATTACCTATTCCTGCTAACTTTACTGATTGTTCTAATGGAATGTTTTCTCCTGAAAAATCTAATTGATATTTTTTTCCTTTATGGAATACATGAGAAGTTGATTGGTTGCCTTTTTCTAATTGAATTTCAGTAAATGTCTTTTTCCCAGAACTTTCACTGGTGGTTACATAAATTCTGATAAATATTGTTGAAGTTTGTGGCCTAAATAATATTGATTTCGAATTATATGTTTCATTAGTTTTAACATCATTACTATTTGATACAGTTATCCAACTAGCACTATCACCTTTAAAGGCTAAAATATATTGTTTACTTGTATCTAAATTTTCACACTTACATTTTATGTATCCATATGTATAGGTTGCTGTGACTATAACAGATTTGTTTGATATTACATGGGTACAGTTACTATGTGTTAAAGTATTTAAATCAAAATAGTTTTTAGTCTGTAACTTAACATTTTGTCTTCCAGTAACCAACTTTATATCTGATGGATAATCTGGATTAATTGCATTTGTTGTCAAAGTATAAATTGTTGATGAATTATTTGATGCATCAGCAATTTTCATATATGCCACATTTTTATTAATTACAGTAAAAGTCATATCTGAAACTCCTACATCCATTCTATTACTTGATTTATTTGTTGTTATTAAACCTGAAGATGTTGTTTGAGAACCTAAATAATTAAAATCAATATCATAAAACCTCAACACCATATAACTAGTACTTATACTACGAGAAATTGAATATAAATGATTAAAAAATACACGAATATAATTTTTAGTTCTTACCTGTCCATCTCCATTAAGAGTACCAGTAGAACCATCAATTCCGCCGCTTTCCCAAGTATTATCAAATAAATTATCAGTTATTTCTTCTTGACTACTATTTCCCTCTGGTAAAATATCCATAAATACTCCATCTGCTGTTTCATTTAATGCAATATCACTACCTTCATCTTCTACTTTTGGCATAGCATTATGAATAGTTTTATATTTATTTAATGTATTAGATAAATAATTAGCATTATTATTAAATTCTGTTGTTTTTAATGTTGCATTATCATTGAAATCGGTAGTCTTAGATGCTGCATTAGAATTAAATTCTGTTATTTTGTCACTAGCATTTGAATCAAACTCTGTTATTTTAGTTGTTACATGACTATCAAAATCTGATGTTTTGCTAGTAACATGTGAATCAAATTCAGTCGTTTTGCCACTAACGTGGTTGTCGAATCTATCTGTCATATTGGCTGCATTTCTTCCAAATACAGAAATTTGAGTTGAAACTTCAGCATTGAAATCACTAGTCTTACTAGATGCATTATTGTTAAATGCAGTAGTTTTTTCAGTTACATTTTGATTGAATACAGAATTAGCATCATCAGTTATCTCTGATACAATATCTTCAATCTCTTGTGCTGTAAAATAATCTGTTCCTTTAATTGGCTTTTGTACTAATAAAGCAAAATAGCTTGTATCTGTCGGTAAGTTTCCTTTAGTATCTTGCTTAGCAATATATGTACTGCCTTGATAAGTAACAATATCCAATTGCTCGTATTGTGTAGAACTATTAAACTCTCCTTCAAAAGTTATTAATACCTTTCCTAAAACTTGTCTTGTCTTACTCATTAAATAAGCACCTCCAATTCTCCATTATTATTAATATCAAAATCAAGTAATAAATCTTCTGTCTTATGCATAATCAGTTCCCCTGTTGATACATCAATTTCAAATGTAGCAAAATTACACTCGCCATCAAATTCACCACTATCTACTCTTTCCTTTAAATCAGTAATATATTCCTCTCTAGCATTTTCTTGACTAACTCTAGTTTCTTCATTACTAATTCTTGTTACTTCATCAGTCTGTCTTGCTACCTCATTACTAACACGTTCTGATTCAGTCAAAATTCTTTCATTTTCGGCTGTTACTCTCGATGACTCATTATTTATCCTAGTTGTTTCATTTGTTTGCCTAACGGTCTCATTTTCAGTTCTATTAGATTCATTAGATATTCTCGTATTCTCATTTTCTACTCTTGTAGATTCTGCATCTGTTAAATCTCTCTTTAGTTGATTCATTTCAGCTATCTTAGAATCTGCTATAGTTTTCCAATCAGGATAATATTCTGGTTGCTCTTTTCTTGCATTTATAGAATCATATACTTCTAATGGCTGTATGGTGGAAACAAAAATAGGAATCCCTTTTGGGTTTTCAGTTTCAGTTATTTTTAAATCAACATTTACATAATCAGAAATAAGTAAACATGATTTGATTTCTATTTGATATCCAGTATCTGTTTCTTCCATTTCTGCATATTCTTTATTACCATTAATTTCGTACTCAAGCCATGCACTACCTTCTATTTTCTCTGACATTTCAAATATTAATTTATTTTGTAGATTAGCATGTTTTACACCTATTTTATTGCATTCACAATAAGTTTTTGCTGTTGGAGTCTCTACTTTTATTATCACATCATTCATTATGATTCCTCCTCTGATATTTTCATTAACACTATTTTATAGTTGTAAGTGAATGCATTATTGCTTGGATTATAGCAAGAAATAGTTATATGATTATCATCAAGAATTACATATCTATCTTGAGCGCCAGCTAAAAGTCCCATTTGTGGGCTAGTATAACTATATCCATAAGCTAATCCTGCTGTTCCAAACGCAAATGCTTGTCCTCCCATTCCAATTGCAATAACCACACAATTATCTTTTGTAAATCCATTGGGATACTCAATATCTTTACTTGTTCTTCCTGTAGGAGTTGTACATTCGATAGTGCCATCAATAACAGCAAAATCGCCTTTTAATTTATAATTTGCAAAGTTATCATGTGCCTCTTTTATTCCTTGCTCCATATTATTCAAATTAGTATCATTCATTGCTGGTAATTCATCATTTTTCCATGTATGTTTATTATAACTCATTCTATCACTCCTCCCTTTTATTATTTGTAGGATATAGCTTATCGTTAGGATACAAATTATCACTTGGCAATAATGGATTAAAGTTACCTTTGTCCAATATTTCAATATTATTTAATATTCTATTTATATCTTTATAACTGATATTATTTGATGCTGATATATTCCAATTTCTTGATGTTATCCATCCTTCAGGATATCCGAATCCATCTCCTAAATATTCAAGTGATGATTCAATATTAGCTATTTCATCTGTATAGACTAACTCCCCTTTCTGCCATGTCTTTGCTATATACACTCGAGATGTAACCGCAGAATATTTTTGATATAGTGCTTGTATTTTTTGTTCTATATCATTTAAAACATCTAAATTTAAGTAATCAAATTCTGTATACATTATTCTACCCCCTCTATTGAACCACTTAATCCACCATCATATGTCAATTGATGTTTTTGTACAAATACTGGTATAAATCCATAATCTGTTTCCACTTCTATATAATCTCCTGCTTTTATTTTTGGATTGCCATTGTAGTTGCAACTTAATGAATAGGTAGGTATTTTATTTATAAAATTTTCTAAATTATATGTATCCATCGTAGTTACATTTATTGCATCGTTAGAAATTTCTATGTTGCTTTCTAATTCTTCGTGATATTTTCTTTGCACTGATACTTCATTTTGAGAAGAATAGCCATAATAATCAATTGTGATACTTACAGTTTGTCCTATGGTTCCCTGTACTATTAAAAAAACATAATTTTGATTACAATTGTAATTACCAAAGCTGTCTAGTACAACACTCGTTGCATTTTGATAAGCTATGTCACTGTTACTTATATTAAATGCTGTTTTGTCATCTATTTTTAACATAACATATTGGGTAGTTTTTTGTAATTTTATTGTAAAATTAATTATATTATGTTTTGAAGTTGAGCTTTGATAATATTTTGTGTTATTTGTAACATTCCTATAATTATTAATATTTTTATAAATTGCATCATTTGTTAATTCTGTTTTAGATAATATTTCTTTTATTTTTTTATCTATTCTTCTTATAACAACAAATTCTTCTCTATCCACATAATAAATTCCATCTAGCATTGACATTGTTTGTAGTACTTTGTTTAAACTAGAATAATCTAATGTGTCGAGCTTCATTTCGTTTTCATTATGTATGTTTACGATATGGCTATATTCATAAGACCTATCGAAATAGTTATTTAGTGTTTCTTGCAAATTTCCTTTACTAATAATATAATTTGTACTTTGTGTACTATATAGTGGCCTTGGTTGCATCTTAGATATTTTATTTATTAAATTATAACTAGTTATAGTTACTTGTCCTTCTTGATAGTCTATTGAATCATAGTAAAATGTTCCCATTTTTGTATATTCAATTTTTCCATTATCATTAGCAATTCCTATGTATGGAATAAAAGTTGCATCTTCTGTTAAGTATTTAGTTATTCCAGTAGGATTCAATGGATCATATAGTTTATCATAATCTCCTATTGTTACTGTCAATTCATTAGCAGGCGTTTTTTGTACTAATTTATCTACTTCTTCTATTACAGAAAACTCTATTAATTCGTTATCTTCATAAACATAAGACATTCCAATATCAATATGATCTATCATTATTCTTCTATCTTGGTTTTCAAATGTAATATGGTCTATATAAATAAACTTGTCTTTTAGACTGTTAGCGAATATTAAAAGTAGCGGAGAGTTATCATCGATTATATTTCTTTCTTCGATAGTGTTAAACTCACTATCATATAAGGTAGCGTGACAACTTGTTATTTTGTTATATTTTGCATAAATTGTTAATCCATTTATATCGGTTTCAATTAAATTTTCTTGATTACCTATTTCTAAACAAATTTGTGTATTATCTCCTCCATGTGTGTCACCATATTCTATATATTCATTAATAGTTTTATCACTAATAAATCCTGAATCTTGGTTTACTTTATCAAATAAAAGAAAACTACCATCTAATGACGTGTAGTTTTCTTCTAATATTGCATATTTATTTGATTTTCTACTTGTAGAATAAATATTTTGTAATGGTGTGGTAAATTCTGCACTATCTATTTCGTATGTTTTATTTCCATTATCGTAAAGCAATGATAATATCGGTGTTTCTTCTGAAATGTTATATTTTACTTCAACATACCCTTTGATTTCCCTATTTAAATCTTTATAACTAGCCATACTCTATACCTCCATGAAATTCATTTGTACGTCAGTTCTTTTAGTGATTAAGTAGGTTTCTTTATCTGCATATTTTACTTTACCATCAAGAGGACCAGCATACATTTTTCTTTCAACCCGCCTATTCTTGCTATCAGTAAATCTCATCATAAAATCATCATAATCATATAGATTTTGTAAAAATGCTGATTGTTCTCCACTTAAAGATTTCCAACCACAGAATATTTTAGCCTCGTTCCTTCTTATGATATCTCTGTGTAGCGTTCTTCTAGCATCCCTATAGCTTTTTTCTTCATGTGTATATGTTGGTTTATAATTATCAGCATCAGGTGTGGGTAAATCTATCCAACCATATCCTAGATTAACTTGTAAAAATCCACTATTTCTATTCATTATCTCACCTCAATAGCTGTTGATTTATTTAATCGATTCTGTTCTCTATCAAAATATTTTGTCATTAATTGAGCGAATCTATTTCCATCAACAGTCATTACTGTTTCTTTGTTTGATAAATTATTTAAAAGTTGAATGATTTCTAATAATAAATCTGTCGTAATTCCACCATCACGGCTATCTAATGCTTTATTAAACGCCTCTAGCATTGTTGATAATGGTGTTTCTATATTTACTCCTCTTTTTTGGTCACCTAATATTGCCATAAATTCGCTATTTGGAGGAATGACATCACCTTGTGCTAATCTTGGTATTGATGGTATCTTAATGGTTTGCATATTCCACTTTTGTCCTGTAATACTTCCTATTGCAGTTATTGCTGCTCTAAATGGTACTAAAAATGTATTTAATCCAAGTATAATTGTATTAAGTACAGAAATAATAATATTGCCGATACCCTTCATAGCAGTAGCAATACCATTCTTAAAGTCACCTTTAATAATCATTACTATTCCATCTAGTATTTGCTTAAAGCCAGTAAATAATCCTTTGAATATATTTACTCCGTCAAGTACAATCTGTCGTAGTAAACTACCTAAAACTTTACCAAATATTCCTAGATTATCTTCCATCCATTTTAATTTTTCATCTATCCAATTCCATGCACCTAATAAAACACCTTTTATAGTATCCCAATTTTGAATAACTAATCCTACTATTACGGCTATAACACCAGCCAAAATTATTGGCCATGTCGTTGCTATGCCTAATACTGTGGTTAAAACCACACCAACACCTAAAATAATTAATCCTATATCTCGAATAATTTTTCCAAAATTTTCCCAAGAAGGGTCTTCTAAATATGCTTTAAAGTCTATAATTAAAGCAATAATTCCTGCTATAATTAATCCAATTCCTAAACTTAATATTGGGTCTAATCCTAATAATTTCATTAAAACAAGGGCTGCTGTTATACCACCTATTGCTCCAATTACTAATCCTTGATTATCCTCTACCCACTTTTTGATATTATTGAGGATATCTAATAATTTTTGACTATACTGTAATTCTCCACTATAATCTATACCACTATCTCCAGAACCACCACCAGAAGATTTATCATCATCTACGTTTTGTATTTCATCTATACTTGATAATGAATTACTCACATCTTCTCCACTATCTGCTGTTTTTTTTAGTGATTTTGATAGTGCTTCTGCTTCTTTTTTTGATTGTTTCAAACTTTTTCCAAATAGTCCAGATATAAATACTGCTATTGTTCCTGTCAATTTAGATAATGCACTCATTAGTGAATTGATAGCAGGCAAACATGCATTATAAATTGGTGCAAAGGCTGTCATTAAATTTGCTTTAATTTGATTTAAACTAGAGTTATATTCATCATTTGTTTTTAGTAATTCTGAAAACTTATTTCTTAAACTAGTTAATCCTCTTCTTAGCAAACTAAATACCATTACAGTGCCTACCAGTCTAGTCATTCTATTTTTGAATTTATCTAGTTTAGTTCCCACGTTGTCTATACCCTTTTGTATTCCTAAAAGATTAGCTTTTTGATTAAGATTTTCTTTGATACTTTCACCTAATTCACTAGTTATTCTTTTAGTTTCTGATAGCTTGCTATTTAGTAAAGGCAACTTTGCATTTAATTCATTTAGTCTTTGGGCTTCATTCTCTTTTAAAACTCCAAAGTCTTTATACCCTTGCAATGTTTCTATTTGGTCTTTAACCTTTTGAATTGCCAATTCTTGACTTTTTATACTATCAACGGCTCTATTGTATTGATTAATCATATTTTTTGTTTTTGTGTCTATCTCTTTAAAATTTTGCCTTATTGAATCAACATTTATTTTAGTATCAATCTTGATAGCACCTTTATGTTCAGCCATATCAACCACCTCCTAACTTTTTCATAAATTCATCATCATCTTCTGCATCTTCTTCATAATCTAAATCCATTATTTTAATCATAGATAGATATACTTTTCTTTCTTCTTTTGTTAGTTTCCCTTCTTGCTTTCTTTTTCTGTAATATATTAGTTGGTTAAACATACAATCTTGTCCTATATCCATGAATAAATATACAAATTTCCACCAATGCATATATTCAATTTCACTTAAATCTATATGATGAGACTGATTGATAGCGGTATAAATATAATTGCTATCTTTATTAAAAGAGTAAATTCTTTTATGTGCTACTCCATCAGTTTTTATTTCTCCTAAATCTAGAAATTTGATTCCTTGATTAAATGCTACTTCTATATCCTCTTCTTCTACTTCATCAATGTATAAATTTTTTATTAGAATATATATTTTTTCTTGATTAAATAATTCATCATCTTCAAATGCTTGAATAATTTTAATGCAATTCCTAAAGTCAGAATCAATTGATAATATTTTATTATTTACTTTTATCTTCGTTGGAAATTTATCAACTAAAGCATTCATTATTCCATCACATCATCTATATTTTTCTTTTTAGATTTCTTCATGTACTTTTCTATTTTTTTGTTTCTATCTTTTTTCACATATGGCATTACAAACTCAATAACAGGCATTACAGAATCAATATCAACACTTCCTTGTGTAAATAGTTCTATTGTTTCTTTTCCGAATACTGTGGATAACTTATCAATGATACTTTCAATAGTTTTTAATTCTATATCATAACCTTTATCTATTTTTCTAAATGTTTCTTCTTCTTTTTGATAATCCTCGATAGTATCTAAATCTTTTTCTGACAGTTGCTTTATATCTCCTAGCTTATCTATTTCTTTTAATCCTTCTGTACATTCAACAATAGCTTCTGTTAGTATTTTCATAATTCTTGAATCTTTTGGATTAAACTTTAATTCCCCTATTTTCTCATTATTTTCATCTATAATTTCTTCTTTAATGAACTCATTTTTTATTTTCAAAGCCATGTTTTTTCTCCTTTCTTCTAAAAAAAATAAGGGGAGTTGTTTTTACTCCCCATTAATTAAGATTCTGCTGTAAATGTTTTAGTAGTTGGGTCAAACGTTCCGAAAGTTTTTTCACCCTTCCAATTAATATCAATTGGTGAGTTAAGTCCTGTTGTATCTCCACCCCAAGATTTTAAATCTATCGCTCCAATTTGAACAAATGCTTCATATGTTCCCGTTGGTGTATCATTTGAACCTAAAATTTCTTGTGTAGTGTTTACTTCGCAAAACTCAAATTCGACATCTGACAATTCTTTATCATTTTTATAAATATCATATAGAATTTTTGAAATTTTACTTTCATCTCTATATTTGATTGGTTCTACTGATGTAACTTGTGCACCTTTTGTAATATCTACTTCTACTTCTCCTAAAATATTTGTAAATGAATTTACTTCGTTATTCATTTCTCTTGATAAATCTTCTATATCTTTACCAAATATTTCCCATTCTTTGGTAGAAGTATTACTTACATTCATGAATACACGATATGTATTTCTTTTAGCCTTTGGCATACTATACATCCTCCTCATAAATTAATTTGCATTGTATTTGATACCTAGCATATTTATTTACTTTATCTGTACCAAATAAATAACCACTAGATAGTGCTTCTATACTAGTGGCAGTTTGTTTATTATTTAATGTTGGTAATACATCTTTTTCTGTATTACTTTCTAACCAATTACTTATTTTTTCAAACAAATGAAGATTATCTATTTTATGTTGATTTTCTATACCTCCAAAAAAAAGCCTACTTGCTAACACAAATAGACATTGTTTTTCTTTGCTACCATCTATAAATTTTTTAGTAATTATAGCTGATGGTACTTCTTCAATTGAAAAACTTTCTCCTTCATCACCTAGAAAATCTATATTGATATCCTTATTATCTAGATAAGGACAACCTTTAAAATAATCTTTTATACATTCAATAATAGCTTTTTCTTCCATTATCCAAGCCTCCTGTTAATAACTTTTTGACACCCTTCTATTAGCTCTTCTTTTTTGTCAATCATCATTCTATCAAACCAATGGTCTCTTCTATTATCTCCACCATGATAAATTAAATCTCTACCTGATGGGTCCATTATTTTAGCAGTATTAGGTCTACTCCAAAAGCCATAATCAGGGCTATAGAAAGCTCCTTTTAATGTTATTGGATCAACCATCAACTTTCCTTCGTATAGGTAGTTTGCGTATGGAGTATCCCAAATTACTTCTCCACTGCCTATTTTAGTAGCATCAGTACCACTTAAAATAAGTTGTCTAGCATCATCCATAGGAATATAAGGTTCAGATTGCTCTAAAACAAATTGGTCTATTGTTTTTTGAACTTCCCCACCTTCATCTAATCCACAGTCTTTCATCATTTGTTCGACACTAGGCAAATATAAAGAGGCTACTACTCGCAATTCGTAACCTCCAAATTTTGTAATTCATCACTACCATATAGACTATCTATTATGGATTTAATAGGAAAATATTCTTTATTTTCTAGTTCTTTAATAGTTGTTATATTATCACACTCTCCAACGACAATTAAATCATTCTTTTTGAATGATGCCTGAGTCTTGTCAATTACTGACTTTGGAATAATGCAGTGATATTCACTAGAATCATTTTCTCCATTTTCCTCTTTGCTTGCCTTATTAGTTTTGTAATAGAATACACCATCTAATTTTTTAGAACTGTAACTATTTTCTCCATTTACTTTATTCACATTAAATAATGTTACTGTATGTGGAAACATTATCTTCCTCTATACATTAATCCGTATTGTGCTAAGTATCTGCTACATATTTTGTAGCATTCTTGTTCTAGTTCATTAGATTTCATTATTCTTTGTGATTGTAAATTAGATTTATTAACATAACTAACTGAATGTGGTCCAACAGTTTCACTAGCTTTAGTTGATGTATCATCATTTTGTTTAGCAATTAATTGGTCTTGATTATAAAGTAATTCAGCAATTTCACAAGTAGCAGAAAAGACATTTAGTAGAATTTCTGCATTTTCTACTTTACTTATTCTATTAGAAGTAAAATAAGCAATTCTACTACTTGCGTTGCTTGAATACTTTTTAAATGAATTATTAGGTATGATATTTCCACCATATATTTTTTGATAATTTATATAAGTTATTTCCATATCGATACCTCCATTTCTTTATTTTTTATTTTCTTTATCTGATGTCTTTGTTACTTCTTCAAGTTTCAAGTTTAACTCTTCTACTTCTTTAGTTAGTTTTGCTTTTTCATCTTCTAAAGTTGTATTTTTCAAGTTTAACTCTTCTACTTCTTTAGTTAGTAATTCTATTTTTTTATTTAACTCTTTTATTTTTTTTGAATCATCTTTTTTTGTTTCAACTGGTTTTGCTTCTATATTTGAAACAAAACCGCCTATTATAGTTGGCTTACTCATATTTTTCTTACCTCCTTACTAAGCATTGTCATAAGAAACATATACACCAGACAATTTATTTTCATAAACGTGTCCATATAAGTTATAGTTTCTGTATGGGAATATATGAGAATCTCCGTTTTGGTCTTCATCTGGGCTGAAATATTTAATGAATTGTTCCATAGCAGTTACTGCTGCACTCTTTTCAACAATCATAAAGTTAATATCTTTACCTGCTTCAGATTTTAATTCATAATAACTACTAAGGCTTGCTGCTGATGGTTCTGCTACTGCTGTATAAACATATGCTCCTTCGCTACCACTTCTTGTATAATAAGTTTTTCCAGTTACTAAAGATTCATCTGTAGTTTTTACATAAACTGCATCTGCTCTCTTATAACCGTAGTTTTCTTCACCAGTATTTAACGTAATAGCAGTCATCATTCTTGATTGTGGTACTTCAATAACTTGACTAAATCTTTCCATAACTGATTTAGATTTATAAGTATCTAAGTCATCAACTAGAGCTTTTCCTGTTGGTGTGATAAACAAGATTCTGTTTTCTCTTGAAACTTCGTCTTCATCCATAGCATTAGTACCAGTTCTTAGTGCACTATACATCTCTGCACCAGTAGTAATAGTTTCAGCTTTTCTTGTAATACCAGTTGTACCAGCAATTTTTGCAATACGAGCTGCATCTGTTTCAGGTGCTACTTTTGTTCTTAAGAACTCGCTTGATAATTTAGCAACCATAACACCTAAACTTTCTTCGTTGTCTAATCTATCAACCTTTAATTTTTGTGAACGTTCTTTATCATATCTAATAGTTTCCCAAGTTAATGAAGTTGAACCTTCTGTATAACCTGAATTTCTACTAAAATCTCCAAGTCCATCCATATCTAATTTTGCAACTTTAATTTCTCCATTCTGTCCTTTTCTGACTGTTGCTTCATCACCATCTAGTACAGATGTTTTTACTGCCTCTTTGTATACTTCATCAAGTAATGGCAAATAGACAGTTGATAATTCAATATTATTCATAAATCATTCCTTCTTTCTTTATTTGTTTTCTTTGCTACCTAGACCCATGATTTGTCTTAACTCATCATTAGTGCTAGATTGTGTTGGTGTTTTTGGAACAGTTGTAAATTTCGGATTTGCTACATCACTTAAAAAAGAGCCTTTATCTTGCTCTTTCAAATTGTTTAACCATTCTGTTGCACCTAGAAATGACTTGCTTTCTTCATCATATTTGAAGTCTTTCTTGTCAAACTCCGCTATGATTCCTTTTTTAGCCATTTCACTTGAAAATTTAGTATCTTTGAAAAATTCATTTACTCTTTCATCTCTGATACTTTTTTCTTTTGCATCCTTTTGTTCTTGAATAAGTTTGTTATACTTATCCTCCCAATCGGCTGCTGATTGTTTGATACCATCAATATCCATATCTTTATAAGATTTGATTTCATTGTTAGCATCATCTAATTGTTTTTGAAGATTGTTTAAATTTTCTTGAGCTTTTGAAGTTTTGGTCTGTTCGTTTGAAATAGCAGTCCCATAATCCTTCATAATCTCTTTTGAAACTTCATCTTCTGTTTTAGTTCCATTTTTTACTTCTGCAAGTAAATTTTTAATTTTATTTGTGTCCATTTAAGTACACTCCTTTCGTATTAGGTTGTTTTAGGTGTTTAACCATCCACCACGAATTGACTATTTTAGGTCTAATCTGCTGACCAAATAAAAAGCCGATATTTCTATCGACTTAGTTAGTACTTCATAAGTACCATTGAATAGATATACCCCCCAGTTGCTCACCTGTTCTTGTGGACTTGCACCACACATTTTTAGGCTAGTCTGTCTCAATATCGAACTTCATATTGAAAACTATTTCCTAATGCATACTCTCCCTATGCTCAAATGAATATATCTACTCAATGCTACCTATAAAGATAGCATTGATTAATCTATTTTAAATGCTTTATTTTCTAGTTTCTTATATGCATCTAAATACAATTCTTTCTTATCACCATTATAAGTTAATTCATAATACATTCCATCACTTACAGTAGTGCTTACTAATGCTTTATTGTTTTGTAATGTTTTACAACTCCATACAATAAAAACATTTTCTTCCTTTAATTCAAAATTATCAGTTTTATCAACTTTTTCATTAAAATATTCAACTATTTTTTTAATACATAATTTTTCAAAATCATTATTTTTCATTTTTACCTATCTCCTTCCATAATAAAAACACTCTATTTTTGAGTGCCATATTTCTTATATATTTCTTCTTTCTTTTTCCAGTATTTTTTATCTAATTCATTTATTGGATGATTATTGGATAATTCGTTTTCTCCTAATGGATGTTCTTTTAGTATCTTTTCTGTTGCTTTTTCGTAATCCTCTTCCCATTGCTTTAATTCATTTTCTAGATTTTCGCTCATAATCTATTATCCCTCTTTCTTTAAGGTATATCATAACACAATGTTTATAGTCGTTGTCAATAAGTTTACATTTTTTATAGGCATCTTGATAGTCATTCATGTTTATATCCTTCTTTATTTTAATTTGATATTTATATTTTTCATCAATTGCTCTTAATATAACATTATTTTTGTAATTATTTACTAAGAACTGCCAATCGTCTTTACCAAAAGAACCACCTATTTCTTCATTAAATGTAGGATGATTATGTGTAACTATTGCATCTTTTAGGCTTCCGTAAATTCCTACTCCATCTTCTTTTCCGATACATCTAATTATTTTTCCGTCATCTTGTACTACTATTGCATTTTCAACTTTTGCATTTACTATTTTTTCCTCATAGAAATTTATAGCATCCATCTTTTTATTTTTATCTATATTTCCTATTTCAATTACTCTTGTTTTATAATTATCGTCTTTTATAATCTCATCTTTGGCTAACATTCCATTATAATCAAGGTTATCATTATTAGTTTTAACTAATCCTTTTTCAATGTATTCTCTACTATAATCTCTGCTTAAATTATTTTCTTCTAGGAATTTATTGTATTCTTTATTGAATTTAGAATATCTTGAATTGATACTCTTTAATTCTTCCTTATCATCTAGTTGTTTTGCTATTTCTTTTTCTCTTTTTAATTGTCTTATTCTTCTTTCATATTTTCTTTGTTCTTGCTGTTTTAAATAAGTTTCTTCATTCTTTTTTGTATCAATTAATTCTGGATGACTCCATCCTTCTTTTGTAGCATAAAAATGATGTCTACAATTAACACCACATAATCCTAACATTTCACCATATCCAGTTTTTTCATAGAAGTTATCATATTTATCATTAGAACCATCTATCATATATACTTTACCTTGCCATTCTGCATGTACTTCATAATCTTCTTTTGTATATTTAGTTCTTATTCTAGCACCCAAATGTTGAGTTACATATACTAGATTAGTTCCTAATTCTTTTGCTTTTTTTAATTCAATATCTCCTGCTAATTGATGACACTTTGTTAATACATCTCTTCTCACAGTAGATTCTAATGATAATTCTTTACCATTGCTATATGTCGCTCCTGTGAATCCATTTTTAGCCATCTCTTTTAACCCTTGTTTTATGGCTGTATCATATGAATAAATGCCACTTGATACTTTTATATAAGAATCAGTTAATATCTTCATATAGCTTTCTTTTGCACTCTCTAGAGCTTTTGTTTGAATGGTTTCCATAATTGAATTAGTTTCTTTTATGGCATTATTGATTATATTCTGTACTGCTACACTCTCATACAATGAAGAAGGATTTTTCAATAGTGTTTCATTGTCTATAATTGATTTGTATTTATCTAATTTAGAAGTATCATAACCAGCATATTTAAGTATCTCTTTTACTTCTTTTTGTGATTTACCAGCATATTCTGCTAACAATGCTAAATTATCTTGATTAAATCCTCCTATTGCTTGTAACTTATCTAAATACCATTTCAATGATCCTTTAACACCATCATAAGTATTTAATCTAATTGCTATATCTTTTATTAGTTCTAATTCTAAATTGTCATATATTCTTATTAATGGTTTAATAAGTTGTTCTAATTTGGCATCATTCATTATTCTTCATCTACTTCGTCATCTTGTTGTGGCTGATATTTTGCTTTTCTTTTTTGAATATTTTCTATAAATGCTATTGCTTCTTCTTCGGTATATTTTCTTGTTTCCATTATGTATTGGACGTCATCAATTATTTGTGCATTTCTTTCTACTAATGATTGAGTTTGTACTTTTTCTTTATCAACTAAAATACTATCATCCCAGTCATAAGTAACATGATAATTGTTATTTACTGGTATTCCATATAATTTGCATAGCACATAAATACCATATATTAAATCATCAAATGCATACTGTAATTGTGTTTGAATATCACTAACAGTAACATAGTAATCTTGTTTTCCTGTCTTAATTTCAGTTGCCGTTTTTTCTATCAATTCAGCTTTACATAGTGTTCCTACTTGAAGTCCACTTTGTATTTCTGCTTGTCTTAATAATTCATTTAATCCATTAAACATAGGATTATCTCTTATTTCTGGACTAAATATATTCCATTTACCTTTGCTTTCATCATTCATACCGTTTAATTTACGATAAAGTCGTTCTTTGCCTTTAGGATATTTATATTTAGGAGTGCCGTCATCATTTGTTCCTACAACTTCTAGCATTGATTCATCAATATCAATTGCTAGTTCAGAACCTTCATATTCCCAAAGTATTCTTGAAAACTGTTTGTCTATTTCTTTTAAAGTATCCACAGCATTGTGGAAAATTGGAACACCTAGCGGACTATTGTTATCAACATTGTTTGAATTATTCATTTTAAAGAATCCACCTAATAGTCTATCTATATTTTCTATTGCTGATTCTTCTTCAATATTTTTCCATTTTTCAACACTATGCAAATCTATTTTATTAGATAGTATTACACCGTTCTTTTTTCCTTTATAAGCGATATTTCTAATAATCAATATATTATCTTTTAATTCATCGTATTCAAGTCTTGTATAGACATTATTTCCATTTATAATTTGGTCTATGAATATTGCTCCTAATAAATTGCCTGTATCATCGAATTTGATTGGTATGAATTTATCTGCTTGAATTGTAGTAACATTCATTTTACCATTTTCATAAACTGGTTTAAAAAACATACAACTTTTTCCAATACCTGATTCTGTGTTTTTTCTTATATTTCTTAAGAATTTTTGAAATATTGAATCAATAAATTCATCATCGCATTTACTTTTAAATTCAATTGTTACTGCTTTTGCTACTCTCTCACACATTGTTTTACCAACATGTAATGATACTTTAGTTTCATCTATCCATGGTTCATTTCCATTAAATATTCTTGACCATTCTTGAATTGCATCTAACATTTCTTTTGATGTTTCTGTATCTAATCCAAAATCGGTAATTATTTTATTGTAATCAAACATACTTTTCCACCAACCTTTTATTTTGTTAATAATTTTTTCAAACATACAATCACCTTTATTCCTTTTCACCAAATCTTATAAATGTTAGTAATTGTCTTATATGCCCCCATATTCCCATGATTGCGTATCTTTCTGCATCACAGCAGTGGTCGTTTTCTTTTACTGGTTCTTCTTTGCCTTTGTCAAGTAAATCTTCATTCCATTTATATTGATACTTTTCGCCTATTAGATGCTTTTGTTTTGGACTTAAAAATAAACGACAAAAAGAATACATTTTCTGTACTCTGTTTATTCCTAATAATACCTTGTTATTTGCATCTACAATTATCACATCTGGACACACTCTTTTTATTTCTTCTGCTAATCCTTTTGCAGATGGATCTATGAAAACATATCTTATTTTTTTATTAGTTTCTTTTTCTATTTTATCTTTCCACTCTTTAAAATCCTTTGCATATTCACTTGGGCTCTTCTGCCTTCCAGTTTCTCTACCGCTATGATAATACTCATCTATTCCTCTAACACATTTATCTGTATAATCTAATCCAAAGCATTGATAAGTTGTTGCATTCATTTGTCCATAGTCGACACCAACTACAAAATATGGTATGTGTTTTATTTCTTCTTTTGTCGGTTCTTTTATGTGCTTTTCCTCATTAAACATATAATAGATTACTTCATCTATTCCAGTAGGTAACCCTAACCATATCCATTTATACATTTTCTCATCGAATTGTTCCATCAAATTAGCACTTTCAATTAATTTTTTACCAAGCCATTTCTCAGGAACGTCTCTATAATCTACATGAATGTGTATACAGTCTGGTCTTTGTTCCATTTTTTCAACCCACTGCATTATTGGTGCTTTAGGATTTTGAGGTGGATTAAAAAAATAAAAGATTCTAAAGTCTTCGTCATTTCCACGAATAAATGTTGCTTCAATATTTACTATTTCATCTTCTCCATCGCCTTTATCAAAGAACTCTGTTAATTCATCTAGTACAACTATTTTAATTGGTTTATTTTCGTCTATCATTCCTTTTGTATCATCTATCGAATCATTACCAGTAAAATAAATTGTATTATCATTTTCTTTATATTTTATTTCCATTGGACTAACTGTTATCTTAAAATCATTTTTATCTAATTTTAATCTATTTAATCCTCTTAAACTTTCTCTATATACAGTCTTTTTTAATTTGTTATGAAATTTTCTTAACACAACTACAGAGCAATTATCTTCACTAATTATTGAAAAATCTTCTAATATTGCACCAAAACTTGACTTCGTTCCAGCTCTTCCTGAAGTAATGATATAATGAGTATAAGAATAATCATTAAATACTTCTTGCAATTTAGGAATAATTAAATCACTTAATTTAACTTCTTCGTTTTGGTAAGTCATTTATAATTGTTACCTTTCTTTTACTGTCATTGTTTCCGTTTTCATTATTCAATACATCATTTATATCCTTTAGAGCTGCTGCTAACTGTTTTAAACCAAATCTATCTATAATTGCTTTATATTCATTTATTACATTTTGTTCTACTGTAACTTCTTCTTTCGGTTTTAGTGCTTTGTAATCATACTTAACCGTTTTTGTTTTTGTTGTAGTCTTAGCAACATATCTATCTAATTCTTCAATACTCTTATTTATTTTCTTTAATAATTTTTCTGCGGTATCTTTTGTTTTTAAAATTTCATTTGCTTCTTTAGTGGATTCTTTTTCTATGACTTTTTCTATAACTTTTTCTGACTTTCTAGCTTCTTTTTTTGACTTTTTGACTTTCCAATCTTTCGTTTTCTTTCTAACACTTGAACCGTAAGGAATGTTTCTTTCTTTTAAAAAGTCATTTATTGATTTGTAGTTTCCTAAAACAAATTCTTTTTCTAGTTCTTGCCAATTATACTTAGCCATCCCTAATCACTTATTTCTTGTTTAGGTTTCTTAGGTTCTTTGTATTCTTCAACTATTCCTTTATCTAATAGCTCTTTGATTCTTGTTTCACCAAACTCTACTATTTCATCTTTGTTGTACCATTTCTTTGTTATTTTGTCTGGATATCCTTTTAATACTCTTGCTTTCATTTTTTATACCTTCTTTCTTTTTATAAGTACTGGATTGATAATATACACTAGTGCACCAGTTCATACGCACTAGATTATTCTGGTATTTTATATATTATCAATGCACTGCCTATAAGCAAAACAATTGTTTTATATTCCATAAGCCACATCAAGAATATGTTCCTTGCACCATGCAATAATTAAAATAACGGAAACGTGTCTTCTATGTTCGAAAGGAGGCGAAAACATGAAAAGAGTACTATTGCAAGGTTCCCACAAAAAAAGATACTTTTCAGTACCTTTTTGTCTACTTCTGCCATTTTACACATTATAGCATGCAAGGGGTGTAATAAAAGTGTAATCTTACAATTTTTTGATAATTTCTCTGTTTATCTGTTTTATTCTATCTATTCCATATCCTAATCTTTCGGCTGTTTGTCTATTTGACAGTCCTAACATGTATCTACATTTAAAAACACTTAATTCTTGATTATTCATATTATTAATGCTTTTATACACATCGTCTATAAAATCTACTATTATATTTTTTTCTTCTATTAGTAATTCTCTATCTTTGTCTAAATTTTCTACTTTTGCAAATGCTTGCAAATATTTGTCTTCCGTTACTCCTACCATTTCTATTTTAATGTCAGAATAACTTGATCCTTTTAATCCTAATTTTTTATGTATTATAAACTCTATTCTATCTGTTAGTTCTTTTATCATTCTGTCTATTATTCTTTTTTCATCTAATTGTTTTTTTAATTGTTTATACATTAAATTCCTCCTTATACTTGATATTTCATTGATTCTTCTCCAAACTATTTACTTTATCTATTATTTCATTAATTTTTCTTTGAAATATTTGATTTTGTTCTGGTTGAGTTTTGTGATAATAATCATTCCCTATTTTTTCTATTTCCTTATCTTCTTCTATTATTTCTACTTCATCATTTAATTCGGAAAAATCAATTTCATATAATAAATTTAACCTATCTTTATCTATGAATCTTTTTTCATTTTTATTATATTTTAAAATAACATTATCATATTTGATTTTTGGTTCTTCACCATTTGCTATTTTATTTAATAAATCAATTATTTTCATTTTTACCACCTATTAAATAACAATTGTTTGTACTTAATAAATAAACTTTACCATCACTTTTTATTTGAATTTGTTCTCCATCATAATCTTTCCAAGAATCAATTTTTAATTTAAAAGTTTCCCTATTATAATTACAAATTACAGTGTTATAAGTATATTCCAAATCAAGAATTTGTTTGTTGCATCCAGTTAATACTAATACTATTATAAATATAATTATTAATTTAATTTTTTTCATTCTTTATCCTTCCTTCTAATTCGTTCATTTCATTTAATATAAACTTTAATGTATTTAATCTTGCTTGTTCTTTCATACCTTGAACATAATCATCTTCACTATCATATTCGCAATAAAAATTTATACAAGTTCCTTTTGGCTCTATTAAATAAATTCGTTGCTCTATTAACTCTCTTAAACTATTCCAGTTGGATTGTAATTGATTAATATAATTAATAACATACTCAGGTACATCATAAAATTTTATAAAATCGCCAAATGATATTGTCCTATTTTTAACATCTATTTTTACATCATTCATTCTATTTCACCTGCTAACTTTTTCATGTTTTCTAATTTATGAGTTATTTCATCAATAATAATATTTCTGGTTTTGCTATTTTCATCAGTAAAATAATCAATTAAATTTTTTATTGCTTTAACTACAGCATCACTACTATATTTTCTTTGACCATAATAGCAATCATTATAATTACTATCTTTTCTTTTATTTTCTATAATTCTTTGATATCCTTTCAAATCACAAGTTCCAAAAGCATGACAATAATTACTATTTCCACTAAATAAAGAATACTCATCATTAATTAAATTAAATATCCATTCATTTAATCCACTATGACTATCAATATAATTCTCATATAACCAACTATCATTTTCTAAATAAATATAAAATGTTAATTCTTCATTCCAAATAAAGAATGATAAATAAATATTATGCATAATGTAATATTTTTTAGTTATATCTATATTTTCTTCATTTAATTTGTTATAAAGTTCTTTTAAATATTCTAAATCCTCTAAATAATATCTCAAATTATTATCAGTATATTTTTCATTACCATAACCATAAGTATTATAAATATCTTTATGCTTTCTTTCCAAATAATCATATATTTCTTTTACATCTTTAATTTTATTTTCTATTTTCTTTATTTCATCATTCATTCTATTTCACCTAACATTCTATTATCTTCTAACATAACTAAAATCATAGAACCTAACATCTTTGCTTTCATATCTTCATCTTTTTCAAAATCTAAATTAGATAATTGATATTTTATATACTCAACAACATCATCTTTTTGTTTCTTTACTTCACTGTATAAATGTTTGTAGTGGTCTGTTAGTTCTGCTTTCTTTTGTAAATCTTTGATGTAATCATATAAATTACCATCTTCTAACATTTCAATATATTTTTCTTCATTCAAATATTTTATATTCCCAATACTTGTCTCATAAATATTAGTATCATATCCATATATTTTACTCATCACTATCACCTTTTAATAATTTATTTTCTCCCCATGTATCAGGTATTGTTGAAATCCAACCACAATGTACTGCTTGTATTGTTCCATCTGGTCTATAAAATTTTTGTGCATCCCAACCTTTGTATAAAGGGATTCCAAAATCAGTTTTTCCTTTTGCTATGCTATATCTTAAGACATCACTTACTATCAATATAAAATCTATTTTTTGCTCGACTAAATGTCTAATAAATTCTCTTACTTGACTAAAGGGTGGATTTGTTATTACTAAATTATATTTAGAATAGTCAATGTTTCTCCATTCTTTGTCATCACATTTTACATCATAGTAGCAATCTTTTAAGTATTTATAAATATTACTCTCTTTATTATCACAAGGACAAATGATTTTCTTATTTCGTAAATCGTATTTGTGTAATTCTCTAACACAGTCTTTATACATAGTATAAAAATCATCATCCATAGTTTTTCTTTTACAAGTTTTAATTTGTTGAGGCATTGTCATCACCTTTTAATTTATTTAAAATATCGTTCAATCTCAATATTATCCTCTCATCATTATTTACATTTCTATAAAAATCTAGCCAAAACTCACACCTTTCAATTGCTTTATCTCTATTATTTTCTAGGTTTTCATTCTTCGTTGCATAGTCAGTTAATTCTTCTTGTGTTGCTATAAACCCTTCATATAATTCTTTATTTCTTTTTTTTAGTTGTTCTATGTATGATAATAATAATTTATTATTTTTATATTTTTGATGCTGAGATATATTATCAATAGTTTCTTCATCATAACCATATTTTTTCATTAAATATTGTTTAGTTTCTTCATATTTGTCAATTTCTTTTTGATAATAATCTAATAATTCTTCTATCTCTTTATTTTTCATTATTCCAACCCAATTCTTCTACTTGTTTGTTTATGGCTTGTAATAATTTAAAATCTACTTTAGTAACATAAGTAAAACAAAAGTTTTTCTCATCATTATTAAATAAAATTTCCAAATCTAAATTATTATGCTTTTTATAATAATCTATTAATGTTTTATCATAGCTTTCTGTATACTCGTATCCTAACTTTTCAAACATCTCTTTTGCACTCACTTTATCATCTCCTTACCATGCTAGTCCTATTAAAAAAGCACTAATTATTAAAAATACAATGCTTATTATATAAATAAAGTCTCTTACAATTTTTTGTTGCTTAATGCATTCTTCTATTGCATCAGTTTCCCAAAATTCGCTATATGTTTTCTTTTGAGCTTTTAACTTCTTATTTTCTTCGTATAATTCCTTTTTACTCTTATTCATTTTCATTCTCCAATCTTATTATCCAAATTGCATTGGAATAATCTTTTAATCTTTTCTTATATGCTGGGCTACAATAAAATCCTATTGTTTTCTTCTTTACCTTAAACTTCTTAGATAGATAATCTAATGTTCCTAAATCTATAAAATTATCTCCTCGATACATTGCATATATTGTTTTCATCTGCATATCTCTTCTTTATGACTTTCTATTATTATTGGTACTTCCCTTAGTTGCCATTTTAAATATTCATTTTCTTCTTTTAATTCATTATTATCTTTTTTAAGTCTTCCTATTTCATTACTTTTATTATTTATTATCGTTGCTGCAGTTAAAGTAATTACTATCACTAATAAAGAATAAATTATAAATAATCTTTTCATTACTATTTATTCCTTTCAAACATATTTCTAGCTATAGTACTAGGTACTGAACAATTTTTAGTTTTCATTGTTTGCGTTTTAGGCTTTCTCCCACTAGGAATTTTTCTAACTAAATATTTATCAGACATTGACTCTTCTAATTTTGTTTTTAAATCTTTAATAGTGTTTTCTAAATTAGCTTTATCTTCTAGTAGATGCTCTGTCTTTTCTTTTTCTTTATTTAGACTTGCTGTTAAACCACCAACTTTTCCTACTGCTTTTTTTCTAGCTTGTTCTTTTTCTTTAGATTGTTCTAATACTGCATTAATCATAAGTATCATTCCATTATTTATTTCTTTTAATTTTTTTATTTCTTGATTGTTTAGTTTGATTTGTGCTATATGGCTTTCTAAATTATTTCCTAATTTTTTTATTAATTGAAACTCTTCTTTACTCATTACTATATATTTTTCTTCAAAGTCCGTATTATCAGAATATTTCTTTTCATATTTATCTAAATTAGAAATCATTGTTTTCAACTTAACCCTGTTTAAAAATTTTTTTATTTTTTCCTTCATTTTTATCTCCTTTATCATAGGATTTCATCATTTCTTCAAATTCTAGATCATCTAAAGTTTTTATTCCTACGTTTTTACATTCTTCTTCCAATCCCCTGATAAGTTGATAAAATTCCTTACTATTTAATTCACTTGTTCTTTTATAAAATAAATAGCAATCACAATTATCTTCTTCTTTGTACCATTTTGCATATGGATAAAAGTTATACATGTTAGTACCTTTAGGAACCTTGGCACCTAATATTTGTTCGTCTTCTCCAGTAGCCAAAGTTCCATAAGATATATTAATGTTTCTCTTTACTTCGTCATCACTAACAGCATGTCCCTTTCCTCTGTTATATCTTGCTAGTTCATTAACTAATTTATGAAAATACTTATTAGCTTGTATTCCTCTGATTTCCTTGTGTTCTTTTATCTCGTATATTTTGTCTTTATCTAGTTTAAATAGACACATTGCTAATTCTTCTGGTTTACCTGTTATTTGCATTGATACATCATTCCATTTAAATATTCCATTGTTTCTTTTATCTCTTGTATCTCTGTTATTGTTTTATGAGTATCACTTTTTAATAGTTTTCTTAAATATTTAATTGCTTTTTCTAATGCTAATCTATCACTCACTTTTTATCACTCCTAAAATGGTAATTCAGAATCGGGAATATCTGGTAAATCATTATTTATTTTTTGTCCAAATTCTTCGAATGGATCATTTTTGTTTTCATTTGTTTTTTGTTCAGTTTTTTCTTTTGAATCTAAAAATTGAACTGTACTTGCTACCACTTCTGTAACATATATTCTTCTTCCTTCTTGATTCTCATAACTTCTAACTTGCAATCTTCCTTCTACTGCCACTAAACTTCCTTTATGAGTATATTTACTCACATTCTCTCCTAACTTATCCCATGCAACTATATTAATAAAATCTGCATCTCTTTCTCCTTCTTGATTCACATATGCCCTATTTACTGCTACTGTGAAACTAGCACATGCTCTATTGGAAGTTGTATATCTCACTTCTACATCTCTACTTAATCTACCTATTAGAATAATTTTATTCATCATTTTCATCATCTCCTATTATTTGTAAAGCACAAAAAAGGAATAATAATAAAATTATTGTAGATATTGCTCCAAATATTACTAGCACTCCTAATAATTTCATTCTATTCCCCCTTTATTACCTAAAATTTGATTTATTTCTTCTTGACTATATGCATCGTAACTATAAACTGCTTCTTCTTGTTTTCTGTTCGTTTTACATACAACATTTAGTAAAATATCTCTATTTTGGTCATTACATAATTTTTGTTCGTTATCTTTAAATGTTCTCATTAAACTCAATTCATTTTTACAAGCCCTTCGTTCTTGTCTTAATCTTTTTATTTCTTTAATTATTCTATAAGATTGTGTTACTGGTACATTTTCTAATTCAATGTAATGCAGCCAATAATCAATCTTTCTGTCAGAATCAGAAAGTTTATTTTTTAATATTTCTATGCTTTCTTCGTTTTCATGAAGTAATCTAACAATTTGTTTTATTTTTTCCAGTATACTCAATCTATCATCCCTATCATCATTTCATCATGGTAATAATCTGCATACCATTCATCATAATCTTCATCTTCTATATCGCAATCTATTACTTCATTAGGTGCTGGATATGTACCACCATAATATTCTTCTGTATCAATCATTTGATTTTCCTTTCTCTTTGTGTTCGTGCATAAAAATATAATTTGAATTATTTCCCATATTTTCCATTAACCATTCACTTGCTTTAACTTTACTTAAATGAGTATTTTTTACTCTATTTTCGTAAAACTCGTCGACAGCCCTATTATGCAATTCTTCATCATCTTCATAATTACCTTCAATAAAGTAATAATCATAATTTTTAGCATCAATATGGTCTATTCTATTAGTATCAGTTGCATATATCACTTTATAGCTATTTATTAGTACCTTATAGCCACATTGTGATACATCATGGTATAATTTTATAGGAATAACTTTAAATGCGTTATAATTGTAAATTTTACCTATTTTTAACACATCAATATTTTTCTTTTCTACACCACACTCTATTAAGTCTTTTACTAACCATTCACAACATGCAAATCTTAAAGTTGGTCTTTCATAACTTAATTTTTTTATAGTTTTTTTATTAAAATGGTCGCTATGAATATGAGTTAGAAGAACTATTTTAAATTTTTTATAATATTCTTTTAATTTTCTAAAAGAAACACCACAATCAATTAAAATAGTTTCTTCAATAATCAATGCGTTCCCATCACTACCTGAATTAATTATTTTATAATTCACTCATATTCACTTCTTCAATAGTTTCTTTTTCTTCAAATTCTGCTTCAATAGTTTGGTCTTGATTTTCTTCAACAACCTCTACTGGTGGTAAATCAACATTCATTTCTTCTGCTTCATACATACCTGCTAAATCTTCTACAAAAGCCTCTCTCAACGCTCTTACTTTAGCTACTTTTTCAATCATTGTACTTGGTTGTTTAGTCCAATTTGAATTTGGAGTACCATCTGTTTTTTTCTGAATACATTCCTCTAATGAAACACTACAATAAATTGAATGAGTCCAATCTTTTCTAAACACTTCAGCCCATCCACCAACTAACTCTTCACTTGGCTTTTTAAATGTTCCATTTTTTATTTTTTCTTCGCCTTTTTCATCAAGAACTATTATTCCTGATTTCATTCCATCATATTTTGGATTTAATACTGCTCTTTTTAATATTGCATCTTTACCGACAACAATACTGGCTGCTTGTCCTGCTTTATATTTAATTAAGTATGCTTCTCTTAAAAATGGATTTAATTTTCTAACCTTACATAATTCAGTAAACATTTTAAATTCTGGCATTGTTATTTGTGCGTTAGTACCGACTATATACTGTTGAACTATTTGAGGAGTTAATTTTATTTCTTGTCCGTCTATATCGTATTTGACAACTATCTCGTTTTGCTTATTATTAGCATTGTTCATATTTATAGCCTCCATTTTCTAAATATTTTTTTAAATCTTGCATTTGCTTTAAAGTACCAAAAACTTTAAATTTAACAGCATATTGTTTTTCTTCTTTTTTCTCTTCAACTGGTGTATGTAAAATTTCATTTACTTTTTCAACTGCTTTTTCTTCAAGTTCTACTGTTTCTTTAGCACTTGCTTTTATTTTTTCAAGTTGTTCTAATCTATTATGTCTATCTGTTACTTCTTGAATGGATCTATTTAAATCTTTTGTTTTTCTATATTCTACTTCTATTTCTTCAGCATAATTTTGAGTATTAATAGTTTTTAAATCTTCCACAACTTTATCAACAAAATTTTTACATTGGTCTTTTAATGATTTCATTGTACTTGATAAATTTACTACAATACCTGTATCAATAAATTCAATAAAACTTATATTTGCATTTTGTTTTAATTCTTCAAAATACTCTTTAATTTCTATTTCTTTGTCTTGCTTAATTTGTGATTCTACTTCATTTATTTTGTTAGATAATATTGCATCTGCATTTTGATATTTAGCTTTTATTTGTTCTTCATATATTTTGTTAAATTCATCATATGGCAACATGATTTTTTCTTTTATGTTTTTTCTTTGCGTTTCAAATTCTTTTAATTCTTTTCCTAAACTGGTTCTTAAATTCTTGATTTCCTTTTTAGTTTCTTCGTTACATACTAAATTATCAAGCTTCATCTCTTCTAGTCTTTTGTCTAAATTTTCTCCAATTTCTTTAATTCTTTCAGTTATAATTGGTAACTGTTCTATTACAGCTATTTCGTTCATTTATTCTTCTCCTCTCAATCTATAAATGTCATAATGTGTTGGATAACCATATCTATTTTTCGTACATACTGTTTCTTTCGAAAACTTATAACCAAGTTCTTTTAGTTCAAATACTCTCGCCCCAAGTTGAGTAATTCCAAGTTCTCTATATGCATCCCAACTTGTAATACTGCCATAATCTTTAAGCCAATTTAATATTCTATCCTTTTGACTTATTCTCTTCATCTTCAATTACTCCACATCTGATAACTTGGTTATCTCCATCACATTCAATTGCAAAGTTTATATAATTAAATTCAACATCTAAATCCCCTAAACAAATGTTTTCATAACTAAATTCCATGTTAAATTCTCCTTTTTATTCATACTTACTTAATAATTCTTTTATTTCTTGCTGTTCTTCTATGGTTGCTTCTTGTTTGCTAAGATTCTCATCAAACCAATCAGGAATTTTTTCAACATATTTTTTCGACTTACTTACGTTATACTTTCTTTCTCTTTCTTGAGCTTGTTGAACTGTCTTAACGTTCTCTCTTTCGTAAGCACTAAGTATTCTAGAAATATATTTTGTACTAATTTTGTTTAATAAAACTGCTTGCTTGATAGCATATCTTGTCAGCTCATTATCATTCCAACTTAAAATTTCTTCACATTCAACTGGACTTAATGTTCTGCCAAAATTTTCCTCAACGTATTCCAATATTGTTGTTGATATATATTGTTTATTTGTTATATTGTTTATTTGTTTAGTTGTTGTTATTTGTTTGTTATTTGTTTGTTGTTCGTTTGTTATTTGTTTGTTATTTTGCTTGTTATAATCTTGATACCTATTGTAATTATTTATAGTAATTACAGTATATTTATTGGTTGTTGTCTTTGTTATTTCGTTTGTTGAAATTAGCCTAGTTAATGAAGTTCTTACCTGTTGCAGTGTCAATTTCGTTTGTTGGACTAAATGTTTTAGGCTGGTTATTACTTGTCCTCTTTTTACCTCAATACCTTGCCATCTTTTGTCTTCCCAATTAGCTATTAATAATAAATGTAAGAATAATCTAACAGTATTTGTATCTTGATACCATTCCCATTTCAAGATTTTTTTATTTATGACTATAAACCCATTATTCTCATTCATTACTATCCTTTCTACTCAACCAGTACCCAAAGATTTGACAAATTGTTAATTTTATGTTATTTTCTAGTTGAAATTTGTTTAGATTTCATTCTGATTTACTAGTTCTTGTCCAACTAGTGAATCTTTTTTATTTGAATATTTTTCTTTTAAATATTCATTTAGATTTTTTATCATCTGTTTTGCTTCTTCCTTTGTTTTAGGATTTGTTACAATTACTTTTAATCTGTTTTTTTCTTGCATATTTTCTTCTGTTCTGTCGTGGTATTTTTAACTATGTGCTATACAGTAGGTTTCTGTATGTCCTGCTGATACACAGTTGTTTATTTCTTTTTGATTGTAGTTACTATCAAGACTTATTAATACAGTTAATGCACTTACAATCAAAATACTTGTAATTGTAACTTTAACCCATTTTTTTAATACTCTTTTTGTTTTCATTTTTCTATCTCCTTTTTAATTTACTTTTGTTTTACTTCACTTTATAATAGTTAATTAAGAAAGTGAGGTGATATATTTGAAAAATTATAATTTGATGGAAATGACTATTGATATAGTCAAAACTATGGTTGCAGCTTCTACTAATTATTATCCAAATGAAGAAAGTGCTAAAGAATTAACAAAAGTAATTGATACAGTGTATAATAAATTAGTTGATTTGGCTGAAAAACCACATGTTGTTTATCCAAAAAATAATTCTCAAGATTAGATACTAGCTATCTAGTCTTTTTTTAGTAATATCTCTAGTAACTTTATATCATTCTCAGTATAGTAAGATATTTCATAAAAATAATTAATAAGTTTTTGCTTTAACTCTTCTATAGTGTAATTTTTCTTTTCTTCTTTCATATTCTCTCCTTTTTAGTTTTGTTTTGAGTTGTGATTATACTCACGAATTACTTTAAAAAAAATTAGCTCATCTACTTCATAATATTTTAATGCTTTTTCCAATAATTCTAAGCTCATGTCTTTAGCATCTTTTTCATATTTTGATAAAGTATTGAAGTGTATTCCTAAGTCATTGCTTGCTTCTACTATTGTTTTCTTTCGTTTGTCTCTTAGTGATTTTAATTCCTGTCCTATTAAAATACTATCTAAATACATTGCTTCACCTCCTTTCATCTTGGTAACATTATATCGTGATTATAATCACTTGTCAATACTAAAATGTGATTTTTTTCACTTTTTTTGTTGCAAATTTACAAAAATATGTTAAAATTGATTTGTAGGAGGTGTTTATGGCTAGGTTTTTTAATAAGAATTTAAAGTTTATTAGACAGCAAAGAGGAATATCGCAGCAAGAGCTAGCTGATAAATTAGATTTAGATCGTTCTACTATATCTCGTTGGGAAAATGATGAGATGGATATAACTGTTGGAAATGCTATTCAGCTTGCAAATTATTTTAATGTTCCTTTAGAAGATTTTACAAGCAAAGATTTAAGTATTAATGATAATTTAAAAAAATTTGATGAATTAGAATTGCTTTTTAGTAAAAATAAAGATATTTTAACTGATGACGATAAAGAAACTATAAGATTTATTGTCGAAAAAAGAAAGAGAGAAATTGATAAACAAATAAATAGACAATAAGTACGCTAGTACAGGTACTTAATAAAGGAGTATTAAGTATTATGATTAAACAATTATTAGAAAGGGAAATAACTCAACAAGAGTTATTAAATTATTATAATGCTACAATAGTTTATGATAAATTACCTAGTAGCATTAATGGGTTGGTATTTTGTTATGAAAATATTAATACAATTATAATTAATGAAAATTTATCATCTTCTAAGAAAAAGAAAACTATATTGCATGAATTAGCTCATTTAGAACTACAGCAATTATGTCAAATTGATAAAGATTTACTTTATTTAAAAATTAATCAATATGAAAACGAAGCAGATGGATATATACAATTTATTTTAGATTGTATTAAAGAAGAACAAAAATATAAAATTGGTTAAAAGTATGCTAGTACATGGTACTTTTAATATAAATTTGTAGTAAAGGAGGTGGAGCGTGAAGAATAATAATGCTTTTTTGTTTTTTTCAATTGGGATGCTTTTTTCATGTGCTATTTTTTGGATATTGATAGAAACAAGTTTTGAAAGCGATTTGGAACTCCCTAAAATAAACTTAAATAATGTATTTCAAACAAATGATGAATCTAAAAAAACAGACAACGAGGCAACAAAAAGTAAGCAATCTACAAATGTTATTGAAAAAGCTACAGGAACAAAAGTATTAAAATGTACCAAAAGTGAAAAGGATGATGATAATTATAAATCAGATAAAACATTAACTATTACTTATAAAAATAATGAATTGAAAACTTACGAGGAAAAAATAAAAACCGAAACAAATCCTGATAATATTGAGTTTATGATTGATGTTAGTAAAGGATTTGGTGAACTATTTTCCAAAATTTCTGGAGTTGAAACAAAAGTTACAAAAATTAGCAACAATTCTTTTGAAAGTTATACTAAAATAACTTATGATAAATTAGACATGGAACAATTGTCTAAAGTTTTTGCTGATGATTCAAATAATGAAATAGCCGGAAATGATATGTTTAAAAAAACAGGGGTTGAAATGGATGAATATAAAAAACAATTGGAACAAGAAGGATATTCTTGTAAATAAAAAAAAGACCAACTGCTGGAACAGTTAGTCAAACACAAGGACATAGAAAATGTCTTATGTAAGAAAAAAACTTATCTACCACGACAGATTTTTTTCTATGTCCTTATTATATCAAAAAAAGTAATAAGGAGCAATGATTTATGAATGAAAATTTTTTAGATTTTGATAATTTATATAATGATTATTATTTGAAATCAAACGAATATTTAACTAAGTGTGCTTGTTATATTAGAGTATCTACAGATGATCAGGTAGAATACTCTCCTACTTCACAATTAAAGTTAATACTTAAATATGCACTAGATAATAATTTGTTTATTAGCAAAGAAAATATATTCCATGATGATGGAATTAGTGGAACTAATAGTAAAAATAGAAACTCTTTCTTAAAGATGATAGCAGTTGCTAAATCTAAACCTAAACCATTTGAAAAAATACTTGTGTATGATTTTAGTCGATTTGCTAGGAATAAAGAAGAATCAGTTATGTATAAAACGCTTTTAAGAAAGAAATTAAAGATAGATATAGTTAGTATTACTCAACCTCTTACAGAGGGTAAAGAAAGGGTAATATTAGAGTCAATGTATGAAGCAATGGATGAATATTACTCTCTTAACTTATCTGAAAACGTGCAACGTGGAAAAAGAGAAAAAGCAGAACGTGGGGAACACAATGGCTTTGCACCATTTGGATATAAACTGGTAAATAAGCAACTAGTCATCGATGAAGAAAATGCTAAATTGGTAAAAATGATTTATAGTATGTTTATTAATACAGAAAATATTAAACATATTTGTAACACTTTGAATGACATGGGAATTAAATCTACTCGTGGAAAACTTTGGGGAAGAAAGACACTTAAACTTATTCTTACAAATAAGACTTATATCGGTTTTGTAAAAAATGAGAGTAATTATTATAAAGGACTGCATGAATCTATAATAGATAATGAAACATTTGAAAAAGTTCAAAAAATTTGGGAATATAGGGAGAAACATTTTTCTAAATGCAGAGAGCAAGTTCAACATAATCATTGGTTAAGAGGAATACTCAAATGCGGTTCTTGTGGTTATGGCATGTATTATTTTAAAAGAAAAGATAGAGATTATGCTATATTTCAATGTGGTGGCTATCTTCATGGTAGGTGTGATTCGCATTATTTAAGAGTTGATGAAACAGAAAAAGTTATTATTGAGCAACTTAAAATTGATTACACAGAAAAAGTAGATATAAATGTATCTAAAAATAATTCTAATACTGAATATGATATTGCTTTGTCTAATTTAAAATCATTAGAAAATAAACTTAATAGAGTTAAAGAATCATATATAAATGGTATTGACACTTTGGAAGAATACAAGGATAATAAAAATAAATTACAACAACAAATTAAAATTATTAATGATAGAATAGAACAATTAAAAGAGCCTTCGAAAGAAGTTATATTTAAAAAATGCGAGCAGGCTTACAAAATACTATCCGATGAGAAAACGGAAAAGGGGCTAAAATCAGAAGTATCGCATGCTTTATTTGAGAAAATAGTATATTATAAAGATAGTGAAACACTAGCAATTACTTATAAATAAAAGATATTTTAAGTTGCATATAAAAGGAAGTTTACTCC